AAATGCTGTCCGAACAAAGTAGCCTTAGACCAGTCACCTTTGATGGCGCAATCAGTCTTCATTGCATCATGTCTTACCTTGTATGCAGTGACCTTACCATCAGCATCACAGTAGGGAAAAGCCACACCACCCTCATCAGTGATCATCACACCAAAGGCTTTTAAGGCATCTCTGGAGAGGTTTCTTAGCGGTATAGACTGATACTTACCATCTAGCATTGGAATCACCTTAGCAGGCTTTGTAGGATTTTGTCGTAGAATGTCGTGCTTTTGTCGTAGAATGTCATCATGTTCATACATTTTCGTATTCGTACCACAAGCAAAACAATGTGACCAAGTCTCTCCTTTGTCATTAACAGATACGGACAATGCATCACTAGATCCACAATCATCACAGCCAACATGCGTGGCTAAGTAGTTCACTGATTCTTCTCCTTTAGCTTGAGTCGTAGTCCTACTACGATATCTACCACTTGTTCTTCTCCTTTAGCTTGGCTTCTGCCCACCAGACCGCTGATTGCCATGCTTGCTCAGTGACCCAAGATTCTTTTAAGCCTTGCGCAATCTCCTCATCAGTCAGCCCAACCCATTGCTTCTTTTGTGGTTTGCTTGAAATACAGGTAACCGTATAAGGCCTGCCACACTGGCAACTCCATGCCACAGGCCCGTCTGCTGGTGTCTTTGCGTTTTTGTTTTCGCTCATGCTAAGAACTCCTTGATGGCCTCGTACACATCCGTGCGTCCGTGCTGGTCGTTTAAGCGTATGTCCCACCCGGCGTAGCGCATCTCTTTCTCAACCCATCGCAGAAGCGCATGGGCTTTATCTGAATCCCTTATGATCGCATCTCGCTCATCGCATACGGCTTCGTAAGCCTTTTCCCATACATGCAATCGGCGCAGTTCGACGGCTGCTTCCCTGCCCGTGCTATTGCTTATTCGCCCTTGCACAAACTCAGCGTCCAGCGCATCAGCCAGCCGCAAGGCTTCGGGTTGTTTCATAGCTTCTCTGCTCATGTTGTCCTCAAGTTAAAAGGGTTATGCCAACAAATACCAGTGTTGTCTCTGGTGTTGTATCCACCTAGTGAGTACGATATCAAGTATTGATGATCATCCTTCCTAATATCCCTATCAACAGTGTAGTTATCAACTAACTTAGACATAGAGTCTCTTATCTGCTTAGAGGTCTTGCCAGGGAATGCCTCTAGAAGGTCTTCTAAGGTGGCATGACGGCCATGATTCTCTAGGTAGGTTATGTAAGGATTAACCTTGCGTTTACGTGGCTGTATACGCTTTCTCATTGCTCTCTCGCTTTCAGCATAGCGTCTGCCATCTTGTAAGCCAGGGTTGCTGACACATCAAAATAATTTTCATTCACCAGCATCTGCATAGCCCTCGCTGCAAAGTAATCGCGAAGGGTCATTCCAGTTTCATTAGGCCACTGCGTCCTTGGAAACGCTGGTCCTCCTGTGTCTTTGCTCATACGTTGAACCCTTTAGCGTTCAAAGCCTTAGTTAATTGCCTCATCATAAAGTAAAACCCATACTCTTGACATAAGCGAACAAAACGATTCAGTACATCATTGATGTTGTGATCTTCGTGCATATCATCATACTCACCTTTAGTGTAGTCAAAGGCTTCATCAGGTAAAAACTCATCATCAGGGTACATTTCGAACAATCCTTATGTTAAGCCCTACTGTACATAGGCTAAATAGTCTAAGTACTAAGTATATATTAAATATTATACATAGTATATACTTAGTACATAGCCTAAGTAGCCTACATAGCCTATATAGATTTAGGGTATCAGAGAAAAACAAAGTTGTCAAGTCATTCTTCATCAATGTTACGTTTGCTTACAATGTCATCATCCCCTTCATTGATTAATCGTACATTACCAACAGCAGCAATCTCATCTCGGACATACTTAAAACATCCATTGCATAAGTCAATGTACTGGTGTGTTCGAACACTACGCCTGGAGGCTTCGTAATCGCTTAAGGCTTCATTGCATGATAAACATCTAATCTTCCGTCCCTACCTTTCTATTTAAGATCATCCTTCATAGAGTCAATCAACGAAACAAGTCTGTAATACTGAACATGCTCCCTTTCTGCTTCTTTGTCAGCAGCATCAGCATGACCTAATGCAATGGCAATGTTAGCCTTGATTTGGAGCTCGATTAAGTACAGCAATTCATCTAACATCTCTTTAGTCATTCAGGAATACCTTTTAAACGTGTTTTAAGGGGCCTAGAAGGCACGATCGTGTTTAGGTTGACCTTCGCACTGTACCGAGGTTAAAATGGAGCCTCCTCGATGCCTTCTAAGGCTTTTTGTTTTTGTGACTGTCTAAGCTTAGACAATACGCTAGGATCCACCCAACTATAATTAGGGAAAGGCCAATTCGGATGATCAGCAGCGTAACGTATACAGACTGTACCGTCTGCAGAGTCCCTGCTAACTATCTCACATGGTTTACCATTGAAGTATAACTGAATCATATACATAGTCCTATAAGGGTTAAGATTGGAAAGCCTATTAGGAACAATACCACCAAGGCTAACAAGATAGTGTCATAAGTACCGCATATCATAGGTTCTCAACGATATCACCACAAGCAATCCACAATAGGCGATCAAGGTTATCATCATGATTAGACAAATCATCGTCATCCCATGCGCCATAGTCTTTTAAGACACGGACCACAACATCAGGCTTAAGCTTATACAATTGTCTTTTGATAACAGGAACATCCTTAAGATCTTTAATGTCGTTATCACAGTGACCTTGATGATAACCTATATGAGCTTGTTTTTTAGTGATATTAAGCTCAATGAGTCCATAAGAATCGCACCAATACATGTTAAACCCCTAAAAAGATAAGTACAGCGAACAATACACCGAAAGCACTGCCACCAAGATACAATACAAGGTCATTAGATTGCATAGTCTATTCTCCGGATAAGTCTACGATAGGGTTGATAACGTACTCTGCAAGATCGCTAGTATCAACAAAGTCTTCTGCAGAGTCTAACGTATGGAATCGATCAATATGGGTTAAACCGTCAGCAAATAGTCTATAGGTTACCAGATAGCCTACAATCTTAAAGTTTTCCATTACATTACCTTTAGTTTGATTACCTTGGACATTTTAACACCATGGGCAATGTAGCCAATAGTGCTAACTGATTTATCCCAACATGCACGGCAACCATTACACTTACCCTCATGCTGGTATGCTTCGCAGACTTTGACATTGACAGCATCGAAGCTTGTTGCAATGGTGCTAGACCATGGTGCGTCCAATACTTCGCCGACAATAGAATCCGATGATCGACGCACGACTACATTGTCCAATGCATCCATCTGGTCAATGATTGATTGAAACTTGGTGAATTTGTACATCCTAGTTGGTAACCAGTGTTTAACCCATGGTGTACGCTGCATTACCTGAAGCATTTTCTCTGCTAACCCTAAAGCGTACATGTCGCCGCTATCAAACCAGCGAAAGTAACGATCCGAGTCTAAAGCTTTGACCATATCATCAACCCAACTATCACGCTGCCAATCTTCACGATTGTGAATCCTTGGTGCTTTGACATTAGGGCGATAATAATTACCTGCCGTTGCATAACACCCTTTGCACGCATCAACAAGCGAACCATCGCTAGCCTTCGAACCCGGACATGTATCCAATGCCTGCAAGGACCATGATCGAATGCCATCAAGCTTTGATGTGACGCTGATTTTTACTGACATGATAGATAACCTTTGTGGTGGTTGATTGAAGGGTCGAAAGACCCTTTGTTGATATTACAGTGCACCGCTAAGTTTTGCTACTGTGCACAGTACCATTAAACCGATAGCAGTGCCAGCGATGAAAACTGTTAGTGCTACTGCAGCTGCTATTTCGATTTGTTTTAGTATGCTCATTTGATTTACTCCTTGTTTGTTGTCGATGTGTTCATACTAACTAGGTGATTTTGCGTTGTCAATGGCATTTCAGGTCTATCCGACGAGCGGACAATATCCAATGATGAACGGTAGTGTTGTTCGAATACAACAGTTTCACGTGGAACACTGCACTGGCTGCACAGTCTTAGGCGGTGATAAGGTATCTCTATGTGGTGCTACACAGTCACACACTTTACCTGCACAGCCTGCACAGTTACCATCATAGTTATCCACAGGTTACTAACAAGTTATCCACAGATAACATCATAGTTATCAACAGGTTATCAACATAGGGGGAGGGGTCTGTGTTGTAGTGTAAATGTTGTGGTGCTACCTAGCCTTAAAAAAAGCTAAAAAGGAAAACACTACCTAGCCTCAAAAAAAAGCTAAAATGGAAGTCTCTAAAGCCTAAACAGTCTATCTAATAATATCTAATAAAATCAATAGCTTAGTAATAAAGCCTCTGCGGAGCCTATGACACCATGTTAATGGAGTCCCGCCATAGCCTATGTTGGCATGATTCTTGCATGTAATCTGCACTGGTTAAAGCACAGATTCTGCACTGAATATGAAGAAATAACTTGACAAACTCTTAAAAATATGCTAGAATAGATACTTCTATGTAGGCTATGAACAAAACATCGTATAAAAACTAAATAATAGTAGACATATAACTTATCGTCATACACTACATTGTAGATACATAAAATTATATACACCTTACAGTCCTGCCTTCCGGCAGAGAAACTATATAGAGGTAGTGATGTCCGAAATTAAAACTGAAGTTATATCTGATCTTTGTTCGCTACCTTCATCAGTCAGCCAGGATGTTGTGGCAGTCAATGAAGAAAAGAAAGTGCCTGCGAAAAAAAGAAAAAGAGGAAGACCTAAGAAGGAAGAAGTACAGAAGTACATTAAGAGACCTAAAAGAGGTAGACCTCCTGGTGAAGCAGCAAGGATTAAAGAACTAACAGCTTCACTGTTGCTGACACACTCACAGGCTATCATCAGAAAGATAGTGCATAAGGCTCTTAATGATGAGGATAAGGATCAGATGGCAGCGCTAAAGCTATGTGTTGATAGGATGTTGCCAGTAAGTTACTTTGAGGATAAAGGTGCTGGTGGAGGCTCTAGAGCCATTACCATCAACATAACTGGAGTAAATGATACCCCAGTAGAGATGATTGAACATGAACCTGTTGAAGTAGAAACTACCTTGATAGACTACGAAGAAGAAGAAGACGATGGATCTACAAGTTAAGTTACTACCGTGGCAGCAAGAGGTCTTCAAAGACCCTGTAAGGTTTAAGATCATCGCTGCTGGTAGACGTACAGGTAAATCAAGGTTAGCAGCTTGGACACTGATCATAGAGGCTCTACAGACTGATAAAGGCCATGTCTGGTATGTAGCACCAACGCAGGGACAAGCTAGAGATATTATGTGGACTACGCTGTTAGAGCTAGGACACCCAGTCATCAAAGGTAGTCATGTAAATAACATGCAGATTACGTTAGTGAATGGAGCAATGATATCGCTAAAGGGTGCTGATAGACCAGAGACAATGCGTGGTGTTAGTCTTAAATACTTAGTGATGGATGAGTATGCAGACATGAAACCACAGGTGTTCGAACAAATCCTTAGACCTGCATTAGCGGATCAGAAGGGTAGAGCAATGTTCATCGGAACACCAATGGGTAGAAATCATTTCTATGAACTGTATAAACTAGGTGATAGTGGTAAGGATCAACATTACAAGGCATGGCACTTCACTAGCTTTGATAATCCATTGTTAGACCCTGAAGAGATTGAAGCTGCTAGAGGATCAATGTCTAGCTTTGCTTTCAGACAAGAGTTCATGGCATCGTTTGAGGCTGCACAGTCGGAGATCTTCAAAGATGAATGGATTAAAATTACTGACGAAGAACCTGAAGATGGTAACTACTTCATTGCGGTGGATCTTTGTGGTTTTACGGATTCATCTCAGGCGAACAAGACGAAAAACTCTAAGTTGGATGAAACAGCGATAGCCATTGTTAAGGTTAACACTAAAGGCTGGTGGGTTGCTGACATACAGTATGGTAGATGGGATGTCCGAGAAACAGCAGTGAGGATATTAAAGGCTGCTAAAGACTACAGAGTCAATGCTGTAGGGATTGAGAAAGGTGCATTGAAGAATGCAGTAATGCCTTACATGAATGATCTGATGAGGAGATTGAACTACTATCCTCGTATTGAAGAGTTAACACATGGTAATAAGAAGAAGACAGATAGGATTGTTTGGTCACTACAAGGACGATTTGAACATGGTAGGATTGTACTGAAAGAAGCTGATTGGAATAACAAGTTTATAGACCAACTGATGCAGTTTCCTGATAGCAAGACTCATGATGACTTAATAGATGCTGTTAGTTACATTGATCAAATACAGGTAGCAGATTGGAATCAGAACTTGAATGAAGAAGAGTACGAAGTCCTAGACACAACAATAGGTTGGTGACAATGAAATTTGAATCTGAAATCACACCTCAGAATGCCTTAGTAGCCTTCGTCATGGATCGTTGTAACGATTGGCGTAACTACAGGGATGAGAACTACATGGATCGCTGGGATGAGTATGAGCGTCTCTGGCGAGGTCTTTATGCTGATGAGGATAAAACAAGGGATTCTGAGCGTTCAAGGCTTATTAGTCCTGCCCTACAGCAAGCAGTAGATAACAAACAAGCTGATCTTGAAGAAGCTGTGTTCGCTAAAGGTGTATTCTTTGACATCAGCGATGACATCAGTGATCAGGATAAGACTGATGTTGAGAAGATGAAGTCTTTGTTGTCCGAAGATTTCAAGAAAGATAAAGTACGTAAGAACATTGGTCAGATTATGACCTTAGCAGAGATCTACGGTACTGGTATCGGTGAGATCATTGTCAAACAAAAGAAGAGTCTAACACCAGCAACACAACCTACAGCACAGCCTGGATTGGCTATGATTGGTGTTAACACTAACTATAGAGTATCGGTAGACTTAAAACCAATCAATCCACGTAACTTCCTTGTTGATCCTAACGCAACCACCATTGATGATGCAATGGGTTGTGCTATCGAAGAGTATGTAGGTAGACATGCAGTCATTAAAGGCATGGAAGATGGTGTTTATAAAAAGGTTGCTATTGGTGAAGCATCCTTAGACACTGACCTAGAGCCTAATCAAGACTTAACTTACTATCAATCAGATAAGGTATTACTACTTCGTTACTATGGTTTAGTACCTAAGAAGTTGTTAGATAACCCTGATGACTTATCTTTTGAAGATGATGAGTTGTATTCAGATATGGTAGAGGCTTTGATCGTTATTGCTAACGGAGAAGATCTACTCAAAGCTGAAGAAAACCCCTTCATGATGCAGGACAGACCTGTTGTTGCCTACCAAGCTGATAGCGTTCCTGGTCGTTTCTGGGGTCGTGGAACGGCTGAGAAGGCATACAACATGCAAAAGGCTGTTGATGCACAGATTCGTAGCCATGTAGACTCTTTAGGGCTTACAGCAGCTCCTATGATGGCTATAGATGCCTCTAGATTACCTCGTGGACAGAAGTTTGAGATCAAACCAGGGAAGAATATCCTTGTTAATGGTAACCCATCAGAGATCCTACAACCCTTTAAGTTCGGTGTTACGGACAAATCGAACATCGAAACAGCTCAAATCTTTGAAAGAATGATGCTACAGGCTACAGGTACGTTAGATACAGCTAATTTACCTGCTCAAGTCAGCGGTGGTGATGCAGCAGCGGCTGGTTTAGCGATGGCTGTTAGCGGTATTATCAAGAAGAACAAGCGTTCTTTGGTGAATTTCCAAGAAGATTTCCTTATTCCGTTCGTACAGAAGGCTGCATGGCGGTATATGCAGTTTGCTCCTGACCGTTATCCTGTAAAAGACTTTGAATTTATCCCAACAGGTACGTTAGGGATGGTTGCTAGAGAGTTTGAACAGGCTCAAATGATGGCAATGATGTCTACGTTAGGTCCAAACAGTCCTATCGTACCGTTATTACTGCAAGGCATCGTTGAATACTCATCATTACCTAACCGTGAGAGCTTGCTACAGCAACTTCAGCAGCTAACACAACCAAACCCTGAGCAACAACAGGCTCAACAGCAAGCTACACAGCTTCAATTAGCTGATGCACAGGCTACCGTACAGGAAAAGCAAGCCAGAGCACAGAAAGCAGCAGCAGAGGCTCAGAAAGCGTCTATAGAGGCTCAGTTAATGCCTGAAGAGGTAAGAGCTAAGATCGTTAATGCAGCCACTCAGAACCTTCCTAACAACGATGACTCAGCAGAGCGTGAATTCCAACGTAGAATTAAGATTGCTGAGTTAATGTTGAAGGAAGAAGATATCAAAAGCAATGAAAACATAGCCAAGATGCAAATGGAGACTAAAAAGCAGGTAGATAAGCAGTTTACCGATGCTCTTGGTGAGTAATCATGGATGAGGAAAAACTACTACAGCTAGCTGCTGTTGTTGGTAAGTTAAAGAAGAAAGTAAGTGAGCTAGACTCTAAAGCAGATACCGTCAGTAAACTAGAAGGACCACAAGGTAAACAAGGCCCTAAAGGTGACAAAGGTAATCCTGGTAAAGATGGACTACCAGGAAAAGATGGTAGAGATGGTGTTGATGGTAAAGATGGTATAGACGGTAAGCCAGGTAAAGATGGTGTATCAGTTGTTGATGCTTACATTGACATTGACAACTCACTGGTACTTAAGTTGTCTAATGGTATTGAAGTCAGTGCTGGTGAGTTACCACAGACTTCTAAGTCCAAAGACAACATATACATTCAGAATACACAGCAGTTTGCCTTAGATGGTTTACCTGATGCTACGGAAGATCCTGTACCAGAATACTTTCTTGTTAGACAAGACGGACAATGGAAGAAAGCATCATTTACTTACTTACTTGGTTGGCTTAGTGTTGCGAACATCCTGGCTACTGAAAACGGTGATTTCCTCACCACAGAAGCTGGTGATTACATTATCATGGAGTAGACATGGCTGACGTAAAGATATCAGCACTATCAAATGCATCAGCATTGGCTGGTACTGAAGTTGTACCTATCGTACAAGGTGGTAACACTGTAAAGACAACGCTCAGTAACATCGCTGCTTTGTCTGGAAACGGTACAGTAACTTCAGTAGCTATGTCAGTGCCTACTGGCTTAACTGTAACAGGATCACCAGTAACATCAGCAGGTACGTTAGCAGTATCGTACACGGCTGGTTATGCGATTCCTACCACATCAAAGCAAACTGATTGGGATACTGCTTATAGTTGGGGTAATCATGCCTCTGCTGGCTATGCGGCAGGAACAACAACGATTACTGCTGGTACTGGTTTATCTGGTGGTGGTGATTTGTCCGCTAACAGAACCATTAACTTAGCGGATACAGCAGTTACAGCAGGTTCGTATACCAACGCTAACATTACTGTTGATGCACAAGGTCGTATCACATCAGCAGCTAACGGTACAGGTGGTGGAGGCGGTGGTGGATCAGGTTCAAACAATTACGCTTGGTTTATATCTTAAGGATAAGATATGGCAACATTAGTATTAGACGGTACAACCAAAACAATACAGGCAGTGATGTCTGGTGCTGCTGCGACAAGCAACCCAGACTTTACTGTTGCTTATGCTGATAGCACTTCTTCATCCTTAACTGAAGGATCTAATGATGGTGCTTTAAATGGAACAACAGCAGTGACTTTAGTTTCTGCTCCATCAGCATCAACACGTAGAGTTGTTAAGTGGATAACCGTACAAAACAAAGACACAGCAGCAGTGACTGTTACTGTTACCTTTAACAACTCAACAGGACCAACAACAAGACAGATCGCTAAAGTTACACTACAGCCTAACGATACCTGGACTACAGACGGTACGTTTGACAGTAGTGGTAACATGAAGACTGTTATTGGCTCCGTTAACCTTGCTACACAGGTAACAGGAACTTTACCAGTTGCTAATGGTGGTACGGGTGTAACAACTTCTACAGGATCAGGTTCAGTGGTGTTATCGACATCACCAACCTTAACAACACCTGTACTTGGTACACCTGCTTCAGGAACACTAAGTAACTGTACGGTAGACGGTACTAACAAAGTTGGTTATATTGGTGCTCCGCAAAGTACAAATACAACAGTTGCTGCAAGCGATGCTGGTAAACATATCTACATTACTGGCGGATCTACAGCAACACTTACAGTTAATACTAACGCAACAACAGCAATTGATATTGGTACAACTATTCTTGTTGTTAATAATAACTCTGGTAACCTAACGATTTCTGGTGCTGGTGTAACGTTTCAGTTAGCTAACGGTGCAACAGGTAATAGGACGGTAGCAACAAAAGGTATGGCTACATTGTTAAAAGTAGCTACTGATACTTGGTATGTTTCTGGTGCGGGAGTAACCTGATGACTGGCGCATTATCGGCAATGATTGCCGCTGCCTTTAGAGGCTCGGCTGGATACACCGTCGTCCAAACCTTTACCGCTACATCTACTTGGACTTGCCCTGCTGGTGTTACAGAGGTTGAGTATTTGGTTGTGGCTGGTGGTGGTGGTGGATCTTCTGGAAACGGCGGTGGCGGTGGCGGTGGCGGTGGGTTTCGTTACGGAACAGGATTGGCAGTTTCTACTACCGGCGGTGATGGAAGTGGTAATTACACTGTAACAGTTGGATCAGGTGGTCTTGGATCAACAGGTACGCAAGCATCTGGGGCAAAAGGTAACGATTCAATTTTTAGTACCATTACTTCAACAGGTGGTGGTTTTGGGGCTGGTGTCAATCCATTGTCGCAAGGTGGCCCTGGGGGTTCTGGCGGGGGAAGCGGCGGTGAATATTCCCCTGGTGGCTTAGGAAACACGCCTTCTACGTCGCCATCGCAAGGAAGTAATGGTGGGGCAGGAGCACCTGCTGACCCTGGCGCTTATGGAAAACCAGGAGGTGGTGGAGGTGGTGCAGGTGGAATTGGCGGTAATGGAGTTAGTGCAACAGGAAGCGGGGCTGGCGGCCCTGGTTCTGTAGGGCCAACATTTGCAAACGGGTATGGAAAATCCGGTGACGCTACGTCTGGTTCTGGTAATTATTTTGCTGGTGGAGGCGGTGGCGGCGTAGACAATCGTGCTCCTGGAGTCGCAGGCGGTGGTGGAATCGGTGGCGGCGGTGCTGGATCAAAAACAAGTGTCGGCACAGCAGGAGCAACAAATAGTGGTGGTGGCGGCGGTGGTGGTGGATTTACTGTTTCTCCAAACACTTTTTACGCTGGCGGTAATGGCGGCTCCGGCATTGTTATCCTCAAGTACACCGTACCATCACAAACTGTATTTGTGTTCAAAGGCACTACACAATGGACAGTACCAACGGGTGTGACGAGTATTGATTACTTAGTAGTTGGTGGTGGTGGCGGTGGTGCCAGTGGACATGCTGGTGGTGGTGGTGCTGGTGGTTACAGAGTCGCAAGCTCTCAAACTGTAAATACTGGGCAAGTTTTTACTATCACTATTGGGCAAGGTGGTCCAGGTGGAGCGGCTGGGCCTGGAAGTTCTAGCGGAACTAAAGGATCAGATTCTGTTCTATCTGCACCGTCTTCTAGTCCGGCTCCTTCATATTCTATTACGTCAGAAGGTGGTGGGTACGGAGCTTTATCTGGTTCTGCTACGCAAGGTGGAGCGGGTGGTTCAGGAGGTGGTGGGGGGCGTGGTGGAGCAGGTGGTCCAGCTTCAACAACTCCATCAGGTCAAGGAAACGCAGGTGGTGGAAGTAACGGGTCTCCTCCTAATTACGCAGGAGGTGGCGGTGGTGGTGCTGGACCTAGCGGTACTGGAGGTACTGGCACATCAACAGCAGGAGGAAATGGTGGTACAGGTATTTTAGGCCCGTCTTTTGCATATGGTTATGGGAAAAGTGGAGATTCGGCTTCTAGCGCAGGAAATTATTTTGCTGGCGGCGGGGGTGGCGGAACCTATAACGGCGGCACTGCTGGGACAGGAGGAACGGGTGGCGGCGGAAAGGGTAATACAGGAGGTGCGGCTCTTGCTAACGATGGAGCGGCTAATACTGGTGGCGGCGGCGGTAGCCCAGGAGCTGCTCCAAATGAGTTTGCAGGAAGGCAAGGCGGCTCCGGCATCGTAATCATCAAAATCAATCAATAATATGACTACAAAAGTTTATAAGTTCCTAGGAATTGACACAGCCATGCACCTGCTTCGTCCCGGTGCGAAATGGGAAATCAGTAACAACGTCTTCACTCGGTGGGATGATCCACGGCCATGTCCAAGCATTGAAGAAGTGTATTGGGTTATTGACAAGATCAGAGAGTTTGAGGACAGCATCCCAACGATCTACACCGACGAGCAACTGAAAGAGATGGGCATAGCCAAAGAGGAATTTGAACGTGCAGTTGCATAACTTATTCCCCATCCCTGTAGGCTTTGCAGAGCTTGGTAGACCTTTGAGCGATGAGGAGCTGTTCTTCATCCGTGAACTGCCAACAAGACCCAACATGGGTAACACAACGTCTACCAACAACTTTGTGCTGCGTGATCCTGCGCTAACGTCGCTGCGTTCGTTCATAGAAGATGCGGTGTCGGATTACTTCAAAAGCACAGTCAATCCCAAGCACAACGTAAGCCTACGAGTGACTCAAAGCTGGTGTAATTACTCGGAGCCAGGGCAATACCATCACAAACACGCACATCCCAACAGCTACATCTCAGGCGTGTTTTATGTGCAGACCAACGCTGACGACAAGATTTTCTTTTACAAAGATGGGTGGCAACAGATTAAGTTTCCACCGTCAGAGTGGAACGCATACAACTCAGAGTCTTGGTGGTTTGAGGCTTATGCAGGCAGGCTGATTCTGTTTCCATCGTCACTGACGCATATGGTTCCTGAAGTCAAAGGCGATGACACTCGGATTTCACTATCGTTTAATACCTTCCCAGTCGGTGTTGTCGGGGAAGAAATGGACTTAACTGGACTTAGGCTGGAGGCGTAATGGCTCACTTCGCAAAGATTGATGAGAACAATATTGTTACTCAAGTAGTGGTTGTTGATAACAAAGATACTTCTGATGCTGAAGGTGTTGAGAAAGAACACATTGGAGCAGCACATTTAGAGAAGATTTTAGGAGGTACTTGGAAACAAACTTCCTACAACGGCAACATGCGTAAGAACTATGCTGGTATTGGTTATATGTACAGAGCAGATATTGATGCTTTTGTTCCACCTAAACCATTCCCATCGTGGTTACTTAATGCAGACGCTCAATGGGAATCTCCTGTAGCGATGCCCACTGATGGTCAGCTGTACACATGGGATGAAGAAAATATTAACTGGATCTTGACAAATACATAAAAACATGCTTGACAAAAACATAAAAACGTGGTAAAATAACAACAATGGATACTACTAAGTTACTAAAGTACTACGAAGAGCGATTCGACCTTATGAGTCATCCAGGATGGAAAACTCTGTTAGAAGACGCTAAAGAATACAGAGACGCAGTAGCGGACATAACCACTATATCTAGTGGTGAAGAACTACAAGAACGTAAAGGTCAACTAAAAGCTTTAGATTGGCTCCTAACGATGCATGAAGTTTGGGAAAAAGCCTATGAGGATTTAGTCAATGAGGATACTGAATGATTTTGAGTGTGCTAACGGACATGTTACTGAAAGGTACACAGATCACTATGTTAAAGCAATACAGTGCCCACACTGTGACTTGTTAGCACAAAGACAATTAGCATCTCCTAGAAGCAAACTAGAAGGCATCACTGGTGCTTTTCCAACAGCTTCTGATAGATGGGCAACGATGCATGAACAAGCAGTAAACGTAGCAAAGTCTAAGTCCTATTACGAGGGATAACTTAGATTCCTTTTTAATTCCTAACAATTGGGTTATACCCGACTAGGAGAAGCAGATGGCTGAATTTGTAGAATCTTTAGATGATGAAGTAGGTAACGATGAATTTCAAGCTGTAGAGGCTAAGGCTGAAGCAGCACCAACTCAGGAAGAACCTACGATCCCTGAGAAGTATAAGGGTAAATCGTTAGATGACATCATAAGGATGCACCAAGAGGCTGAAAAGCTAATTGGTCGTCAAGCACAAGAAGTTGGAGAAGTTCGTAAGTTAGCTGATGAACTCATCAAGAGGCAAATCACACCACAAGATAAAGCTATCGAAGATGATACTGACTTTTTTGCCGATCCTGTTAAGGCAGTTAACAAAGCAGTTGAATCCCACCCAGCAGTTGTTCAGGCTCAACAGGCTGCAACACAGATGGCTAGGATGCAAACTGCAAACAGGCTAGCTCAATCACACCCTGATTATACTCAAGTCATTACTGATCCTGAGTTTGCTTCATGGGTAAATGAGTCACCTGTACGTCAAAGATTGTACGTAGCAGCAGACAAACAGTTTGATTTCGATTCCGCTAATGAGTTGTTGTCTAACTTCAAAGCATTGAAGAAAGCTAAACAGGACACTGTTCAGCAAGCAGCACAGCAGCTTCAGGAACAACGTAATCAAACACTCAAAGCAGCTACTGTAGCAGTTGATGGTGCTACTGGTGAGACGAGCAAGAAAATTTATCGTCGAGCAGATCTTATTCGACTTCAAATGACTGACCCTGAGCGTTATATGGCATTACAAGATGACATTATCTCAGCCTATAACGAAGGTAGGGTCCGATAACCTAAACTTTAAGGACTTTAAAAATGGCTACAGCAGCTTATCCTGGAGGTAGTTCCTCCATTGTTAACAAGACCAACGCAGATAAATTTATCCCTGAGATTTGGTCTGATGAAATCATCGCTTCTTACAAGAAATCACTTGTTATGGCGAACCTCGTCAACAAGATGACGATGCGTGGTAAGAAAGGTGATACGCTTCATATTCCTAGCCCCACTCGTGGCGCAGCATTCGCTAAAGCAGCTAACACTGCTGTTACGATTCAGGCGAACGTTGAGTCTGAAGTGCAGGTTACCATTAACAAGCACTACGAATACTCACGTTTGATTGAGGACATCGTCGAAGTTCAAGCACTTGCTTCGCTTCGTCGTTTCTACACTGAAGATGCTGGTTATGCATTGGCTACGCAGGTTGACTCTGATCTAATCCAGATCGGTCGTCTCTTCAACGGCTCTCATGCCGCTGGCGCTACCGGTGACTACAGTGTATCCGGTACAACCACTGCCTACATCGGTGGTGATGGTACTACAGCTTTCGTTGGTGGTGCTGGTGCTGGTAACGCAACTGCACTAACTGATGCTGCTATTCGTCGTACCATTCAGCGTCTTGATGATGCTAACGTACCTCAAGATGGTCGTTACTTGGTTATTCCTCCTGTTGCTCGTAACACCCTAATGGGCCTTGCTCGTTTCACTGAACAAGCCTTTGTTGGTGAGCAAGGTGGTAATAACACCATCCGTAACGGTCAGATCGGTGATGTGTACGGTGTTAAAGTGTTTGTTAGCAGCAACGCTGACACTGCTTATGCTTCGTCCGGTACTGCTCCTCGTGCTTGCTTGATGTTCCACAAGGATGCAATGGTTCTTGCAGAGCAAATGGCTGTTCGCTCACAGGCTCAGTACAAGCAAGAGTACCTTGCTACGCTGTACACTGCTGACACGCTGTACGGTGTTGCAGAGCTTCGTAACGATGCTGGTATTGCTCTGATCATCCCTGGTTAATAATCATTAGGGGCCTAACCAGCCCCTCTAACTAAGGAGATAATCATGGCTGCTTCTGCTGTTGTTGTTCGTCGTGGAAATGACCAGTTTCGTGGTGTATTTAATGATACTTGGTCTGTAACCGCTACTTTGAATCTTGCTTCAGTTGCTGATGCAGAAACTCAAGTTGATACGGTTGCTGTTCCTGGTGTTGCTTTAGGCGATATGGTATTGGCTTGTTCGTTCGGTGTTGATGCTGCTGGTCTAAGTATTACTGCTTATGTATCTGCTGCTGATGTTGTGACGATTGCTGCTAATAACAATACTGGTGGTGCTGTTGATTTAGCATCTACCACCATCCGACTAGTAATAGCTAGGTTGGTATAAACGATTGAGCCTCTTCGGAGGCTCTTTCATCATAAGAGGTTACTATGGCAATATTCAGATGTATTTGGTCTAACAACTTACTTGATGTGCAGTATGAGTTTGATATTGCTGAGATGCGTAGGCATCCAGATTATGAAGAAGTAAAAGAAGAAGATAAAAAACAAGAAAGTAAAGTTAAGGTCACAAAGTCAACTAAAGAGGATTGATTGTGTCTAACTATACCAAAAGCACCAACTTTGCTGCTAAAGACTCCTTACCAAGTGGTAATGCGAATAAGGTTGTAAAAGGCACTGAGATCAACACAGAGTTTGATAACATAGCTACGGCTATTACATCAAAAGCAGATCTAAACTCTCCTACACTGGTTACACCTAACTTAGGTACACCATCAGCAGCAGTGTTGACTAATGCGACTGGATTACCATTAACGACAGGTGTTACAGGTACGCTTCCAGTTGCTAATGGTGGTACTGGTGCTACTACCTTTAGTGCAGGTGCTTTGTTGAAAGGTGCTGGTACGTCCGCAATCACTACAGCAACTGCTGGTACTGATTATGCACCAGCGACTAGTGGTACAAGTATTCTTAAAGGTAATGGTAGTGGTGGTTTCTCTAATGCTGCTTCCGGTACTGATTATGCACCAGCAACATCTGGTACAGCAATCCTAAAAGGAAACGGTACAGGAGGCTTTAGCAATGCTGCTGCTGGAACAGACTATGCCGCTGCTACAACAGGTACTTCAGCACAGTTATTAGCTAACAATGGTAGTGGTGGTTTCAGTAACGTAACTGTTGGTAGTGGGCTATCTTTGTCCGCTGGTACACTTTCAACGTCTGGTGGAGCATCAATCTCTGCTGGTGATTCCAACGTCACTGTTAGCGATACAGGATCAAATGGTATTGTTACTGTGCAGACTGATGGCACCGAGCGTATGCGTATCACCTCCGCAGGCAACGTAGGGATTGGGACGAGTTCACCTAGTTATAAATTGGATGTATCTGGAGCGTCCGCTTCTGGTATAGCCAGATTTATAAACTCATGGAGTGATGGGGCTAATCCAGCAATTATTGTTGATGGGACGGGTGGTGACGGACGATTATTGGAACTCAAATCGGGTGGTACACGTTCATGGCCTTTGTTTCGGGTGAACGCTAACTCAACAGATGTTCTTCTTGTAAATGGCGATAGCACCATTAAAACGGCAGGAACAATCTCCGTTGGTGGCGCAACCCCATCAACCTCCGGCGCAGGCATTACCTTTCCTGCCACGCAATCTGCATCCTCAAACGCTAATACGCTGGATGATTATGAGGAGGGGACTTGGACCACTTCGTTTACCTATTCAAATGCGTCTGCGGCAACATTAAGTGCCGCAACATACACAAAAGTTGGTCGCTTGGTAACGCTTTCAGGGAAAATATCCGCAACATTAACCACAACAAATACCGCCATTTCAATAATTTTTACTTTGCCTTTTACTCAGGGCGCAAATCTATGCCCCAGTACTGGATTGGCTTATCACACCGCTACTGCAACAGCTAATGCGGGGATCGGATTCATTGCTGATGAGACGGGCGCTGCCGCTGACAAAGCAGCTTTTGGCGCTCCTGCCTCTCAGGTAACAAAAGCAGATAATTCATCTTTTGATATTCAATTTTCTTATACATATGAAGCAGAAACTTAATCACACCGGATTAGTGTGATTGGACCAACGAAAGGAACTTAAATGATTACCAAACAAACCGTAGTAGACCAAATCACCGTAACCGAAAACGGCATCGTTCTCTACCGTGAAGCCACTCGGCTTATTGAAGACGGTAAAGAACTGACCAAGACCTACCACCGCTCAAGCCTAACACCGGGGCAAGACCTCACAGGCCAGCCTGAGAAGGTGGTAGCGATCTGTAATACGGCTTGGACACCTGAAGTGATTGCAGCCTATGAAGCAGCGCAGTTGGCAGCGCAGTTGGCAGTACAACCAAATCCTTAACATGAGACCTAAGGACAACAAACATGGCTCTCCAAGCTGATGAACATGTCAAACAAGTTGGAGATGCTATCTCAATCCTCACTGTGGTGGGGACTTTGGCTGAACTGCTACCAGCAATAGCTGCAATCTTAACAATTGTTTGGACTGCTATTCGTATATGGGAAACAGATACCGTTCAATGTATGTTTAGACGTAACAAGGGGAATAAAAATGCCGATGGTAGCGAATAAGAAGTTTCCTTACACAGCTAAAGGTAAAAAAGCTGCTGAAGAGTATGCATCAAAGAAAGCAAAGAAGATGCATGAGAAGAAAGAATCTAAGGCTATGAAGGCTAAAGAGAAGAAGATGGGTTATCCAACATGAAACAGAAACCAGCTAAAGTACGTAAAGTTATGAGAGAGTATAAAGAAGGTACTCTACACAGTGGTAAAGGTGGTCCTGTGGTTAAGTCTCGTAAGCAAGCAGTTGCTATTGCTTTGTCTGAAGCTGGTATGTCTAAGCCAAAGAAAAAGAAATGAAAGAAGGACTATACGCTAACATCCAAGCCAAGCGTAAGCGTATCGCTGAAGGCTCTGGTGAGAAGATGAGAAAACCTGGCACTAAAGGTGCTCCTACAGCAAAAGCATTTAAGGAGGCAGCAAAAACTGCTAAGAAGAAATGAAAAAGGATTCTAGGCTGGAAAGAGCAGGAGTGTCTGGATATAATCGCCCTAAAAAAACCCCAACACATCCTACTAAATCTCACATTGTTGTAGCAAAGGACGGTGATCAAGTTAAGACGATTCGGTTCGGTCAACAAGGTGTTTCAGGTTCTCCAGAAGGTTCTGCTAGAAATAAATCATTCAAGGCTCGCCACGCTAAGAACATTGCTAAAGGTAAGATGTCTGCTGCGTACTGGGCCAACCGTACTAAATGGTAGAATTATGTTAGTGCAGAAACAATTAAGGTGAAATGGTAATGGCTACATTCTTAGACTGCATCAATGGTGTTCTACGCCGTATACGAGAGACAGAGGCTATCACGCCAACTGATACAGCCTATGTTAAGTTAATTGGTGATTTTGTTAATGAAGCTAAGAGAGAAGTTGAAGACGCTTGGAACTGGTCTGTGCTTCGTACAACAAAGACAATCACCACTGCTAACGGTACACAGAACTACGAAATACCTACCACTAACCCAAGAGCAAGATTGTTAGTGGTTTACATACCATCGCTGAAGAGAGATCTTCAGCAAGCTACACAGAATCAAATGCATGAATGGAATAATCTTCAAGGTTCAGTGAATGGAGATCCTTTTTATTTTTCTATTGGTAACAGCACATCATCTACTGGTGTTATTACTCTTGATCTATGGCCTGTCCCATCGTCAGTGCTAACGGTAAAGGTAGACTGTGTTATACCACAGGCTGATTTGTCCGCTGGTACTGATGTTGTTTATGTCCCTTCAGAGTTAGTTATCCAAGGTGCTTATCTTCGTGCTATCAATGAACGTGGTGAAGATGGTGGACGTTTAAGCGAACAACAAGCTGATCTATATCGTAAAGCAGTGGCTTCTTATATCTCTATTGAAGCAGAGCGTTACGGTGATGAAACAACCTGGGAGTGGTCATAATGGCTGCTGAACTGAGGTCAGTAAGTATTGTTGCCCCAGGCTTTGCTGGTCTCAATACTCAAGACTCTTCTGTAGCTTTACCTAAAGAGTTTGCACTTCGTGCTGAAAATGCTGTTATTGACCAATATGGTCGTATTGCAGCTAGAAAAGGTTGGGATAACGTTAACACTACGTTAGGTTTTAACGGTGAAGAACCATCATTGATCTTTGAGATTGTTAAGTCTGATGGTACTACAGTTATCGGTTCTATCGGTGATAAGAAGATCTTCACTGGTACAACAACACTTACTCAGGTTTACTCTGATGCTACCTGGACAGCACAGAACTGGAAAGCAGTAAACTTTAATAGTCATACTTACTTCTTTCAACGTGGTCATGATCCATTGTTGTATGATCATGTTGGTAACGTATGGCAGAAGATGTCAGCACATGCTTCCTATTCAGGTACTGTACCATTAGCCAATGAAGTGTTAGCAGCTTACGGTCGTCTATGGGTTGCGGACACCACCACAGATAAGAAGACAGTTACTTGGTCAGATTCATTGATTGGTTATAAATGGAATGGTGGTACTCACGGTTCTATCAGCATTGAATCTGTCTTAACTAATGGCTCTGACAGTATCACAGCCTTAGCAGCCTTTAACGGCTTGTTGATCATATTCTGTAAGAAAAGCACTATCATCTATTCTGGTGCTGAAAGTGATCCTACATCAAACCTTCAGTTAGTAGAGGTGATTGATGGTGTAGGATGTATTGCTAGAGATTCTGTACAAGATGTAGGTAGTGATATCTTCTTCTTGTCTGATACAGGTGTACGTAGCCTAGGTAGAACTATTCAAGAGAAATCAGGACCATTGTTCGATGTATCAAGGAATGTCCGTGATGACTTGATTGTTGATGTGATCACTAATGCAACTACTGATGACATCAAATCTGTGTTCGATGAACGTAACGGATTCTATCTACTTAGTTTACCGTCAAGGATCTACACCTATTGCTTTGATCTTAAACAACGACTACAAGATGGTAGCTGTAAAGCAACTACCTGGACTATAGCTCCTAAGTCGTTATTGTCCACCAGAGACAGGAAACTATACATCAGCCGTGTAGGATATATTGGTGAATATGGTGCTCTGTACTCTGACAATGGCAGTTCATTCAGGTTTGCTTATTACACATCACACATTGATGCTGGTAATGCCTCTATCTTAAAGATCTTAAAGAAGTTTGCTATGCTTGTTATTGGTGGCTCTAATACTGAGATCTTTTTAAGTTGGAGTACAGACTACTCAGGTAACTATATATCAGCTCAGGTGTCTTTACCATCAAGACAGCCAAGAGCAGAGTACAACATATCTGAGTACAACATAGCAGAATACAATTCAGGAACAATCATCAATCAACTAAGACAACAAGTAAGCGGTTCTGGTAGAGTGTTTCAGATTGGTATTGAAGCCAACATTAGTGCTGATGTATTGTCTATTCAACAAATCGATGCCTTTTTCAAAACTGGTAGAATCGCCTAAGGACAACGAATAATGTTTACAGAAGAGGAACTCAGGAATATACTCCCACCTAACTGGGATAAGATGCTTGAAGATGATAGGGTAAAGTTCTTTAAAGATGTTGGTATATCGTCTGAGAACTTAGTTAACATTGGTGTTATTGCTCCAGAAGATGTGTCTTGGTTTACTGGTAAAGGCGTTGCTGAGAAGACAACCACACCATCTTTTTCGCCTATCATGGGTTTTCAAGAAGATAGTGGAACTGTTGTAAAAACAGAAAAAGAACAACAACTTGATTGGTTGTTCGAACAGGCTAGACAAGCTACTTTAACACCAGCACAGAGAGCCATTGAAGGTGCTAGAGAAGTTGTTAACTTAGAAGGTGGTAATGAAACACGGTACAACCCTGTAAACTTTGATGGACGTGATTGGCTTGTAGGACCGTCAGGTAATAATTTAGTTACTATGTCAACTGATCAAACAGGGTTGACAGGTAATAATAAGCGATACGATATCTTAGATCCTATTACAGGAAAAGTTTCTCAAGTAGTATCTGAAGATAGGAGTATGTGGCAGAACTTTCTTCGAGATCTTCCAAATATTGCTCTTGGTGCTGCTACTGTTATCGGTGGCCCTGCTTTATTAGAAGCCGCTGGTGGTTTGTTTAGCGGCGCAGGTGCTGCTGCCGGAGGTGGTACTTTAGCAAGTACAGTAGGCGGAGGTGGTACTTTAGCAAGTACAGTAGGCGGAGGTGGTACTTTAGCAAGTACATTAGGTGGAGGTACTGTAGGTGGTACACTTGCTAGTGGTTTATTGTCTGGAGTAGGAAATACCATAGGTAGTGTCATAGGTGGTGCTCTCACAGGATTAACGAGCACTAATGCACAGAATATCTTAGGTGGTTTGATTAGCTCTGGTGCTAACCTAGCAATGATTCAGGATGCTGCTGATAAGTTAAGAGCACAAGGCCAGCTAACACAAACAGAATACACCAACTTATCTAATTCTTTAAGTTCTCAATATACGTCAGCCGGCCAAGCAGCAAGACTAGGGCAAACACAGATTGCCGAAGGTGTTCTTCCTTATACACAAGCACTAGGATCAACAGCACAGCAAGGTTTGATGAATGTCGGACAAACCGCTGCTAACATGGTTGGTCAGTTTACACCTTATGGTGTGTCTGGTTCGCTGTTTGGTACAACAGTAGATCCTACAACAGGGCAATTAAAGACAGCATTGACTGAAGATGCTCGTCAGATGTATAATCCTTTTGCTCAGGTAGCTCAACAGTCTGCTAACGCAGCATTAATGACTGATGTTGATAAACTAAGTACAGATTACTACAATAAACTAGCTGTTTTGTCAGCACCTGAACAAGAGCGTCAGCGACTTGCTACAGAGTCTAGGTTACGTGCTCAAGGAAGATTGGGTGTAAGTGGGTCAGCTTTTGGTGGTTCTTCACCAGAGCTGTTAGCACAGGAACAAGCCATTGCTAGACAACAACTAGAAAGAGAATTACAGTCCAGACAGGCTGCTTTAGGAGAACGTGGTACGCTACTCAGCCAAGGCACTGCTGCACTAGCACCTATACAACAGTTAACACAGCAAGAGATGGCACAGGCTCAGTTGTCTGGTCAGTTAGGTCAGCTAGCACAACAAGGCAGGATCAGTGCAGCTGGTTTGTTCGCTCAACCAGCGGCTCAGGGTTATACAACACAGGCTCAGACAGGCTTGGCTGG